ATGCTGTTTGTATTTTTTAAGTCTAAGTATTTAGCTCGAATAGAATTAGCTAAGGCTAAAATATCTTCATTAGAAGCACCTTTAGAAACAAGATTGGCTAATTTTTTTTCATCAAGATAACCAGACATTAATTGCTGATCTTTTAATGCTTTCTTTGCTGCCTCAGCCTGCTTTTTTGCTAGTGATGCGTATGTACTTGCAACATACTCAGATCCTGCCTCTTGAATATATCTGCTGTAAGGAGTTGCTTCTCCTTCTGAGTTATACATTTCTTGTATGTAGTTAGTCATACGAGTTTTATATTGATCCGCAGTCTGAGAGCTTGATGCAAACTCTGATCCTTTAGATGCAAACTCATTAAGAATTGATTCCTCAAATCTACGATCAATCATATTTTGATATGATTTAGCAGCAATAGAGCCAAATGATGCTGGCGGCGTATAAGCTACAGGCATATTTGTGCTTGGATCTATTGCTATAATTTTATCTGATGGCTGTGATTTAGCTGCTTGCTGTCCAGCTTTCTCTGCATTCTGAGCGGCCTCTCTATAAGCCAACTGAGAAATTCTAACAGCTGCACTGCTAATGGCTTCACCTACTTGAGCAGATCCAGCATCTGTTCTAACAACACCAACTGGCTGATTAAAGACTTGAGTTCTTTGTCTAATTACAGCCATTATTAAGTCCTTACTGTTTCATATTGATAAATGCCCTGACCCACTGTTCCAATAGCGCTAAACAAGGAAGCCGTTAGTGCATTTCGGCCACGGCGTCTTTCAGCCATAGCTGCCATAGAGGTCTTCATATTCTCAAACTGTACTTGCTGATCTATACGAGAAGTATCTTGGTCTATAATATCTTTTTGTCTTTGCAGAAACGCTTGAACACTTTTGTCTTGCTGTTGAGCAAAACCTATATCAGCAGTAACATCACGACCAGCAGCCGCAAATGCAGCTATATTAGCAGAAGTTGCCAAATTATATTCTTCACGCCTAGCCCTAGACATTTGCAAAGCTTGAGTTTTATTTAACTTCTTTTCAGTTTTCATTTGAAAAGCATTTAGCTCAGAGGCTTGCTGTTGCGCTCGACCAGCTGCAATCTGACCTACTGCTGATAATCCAGCTGCACCTGCTACAATTAATTCCAGCATTAAACTACTAGCTCCGCTACTAATCCATTAACCTGTAATGGCAATGGATGATCTTGTTCTATTGTTATTTGTGCTGTTCGATTATACCCCAACAGACGAAACTCTTTCTTGCCGCTAAATGCTGACGTAGTAACCAATGGTCTTGAATTAACCTTAGCTGATCTAGTGTTTTTAAAATCAACTACAATGTTAGTCAGCCCTCTAATCTCACCAGTCGCAGGGCCATTGCCCATCGAAGCATCAATAGGATTGGTAATAATCTTAGAGGTAAATGCAGATCCAATGTAAGCTGTAGTATAGTTAAACGCTGAGTAAGCAGACAGATCAATTACATTCCCAGATATAGTAAACGTACCTAAATGAGAAAGCTGTGTATCGTCAGCATCCTTAGCCAATACTGTTACTATATCTCCATTACCCCAAGGTTGATTTGCTACAGCGCTTACATCAATCTGATTGCTGGTAATAGAAAACTCTCTCCAGCCATCTAAGCCAATTTCAAAGTCTGTCGTGTTTTCAAAACTACCATAATAATAATACCCATCAGAGTCTTTGATCGTAGCATAGATAACATTGCCTAGTGCAGTCACAGCATCAAACGATCCAAAGTCACTAGATACCTTTGTCCAAGACGCTCTCTTCTCAGCCCTGTTTGAGTTAAACAAAGCTATTGTTCCGTCAGTCATAACAAAAGCAGCGTAGCTTTCAGATGTATCAAAGCTTGAGTTCGATACCGCCATATCTATGGGGCTATTGATTAAGTGACTGGCAATTGTTGAGATGGCAGTAGAAGTATAAGCGCTCTCATTATCAGTAAACAAATATTCCCTAACCGTCCTACCACCACGTTCTACAAACAAAGTCGCACCGTCTATCGGAGTGGGAGTTACAAACTCACATCCGTATGGTGTCTGCTTTCGTATTTGTAGATTAGTTGGAGTAAGCGGTTGGTTTTGAAATGTAGGTATGTAAAGCTCCGCTGAGCCAGTAAAGATCTGCAAGTCACGGTTAGAAACCAAATACCTAATTGGGTTTATTTCCCCAAGTGCAGCAGTAACTTGTATTGCATCATCATCAGCTGCATCTCCAACATCAAAGTTAAAGAAGCTTCCAATCTTACTAAAGTAAATAGAATCTGGTTCTGCTAATGTGCCAGCAAATACTAATCTATTCTGATGAAAAGTAACTGCCGCTGGATAGCCACGAACAGCAGACCAAGATTGCTCGTCAAAGTTAGAACTAGGTGCATGAGAGGAGATCTCTACATTGCCACCACCATCTTCTGAGCTATTTGCATTAGCACCAGCAGTAAAGCTATAGGTGTTTTCATCTATAATATTAGAATCAATTGTTCTTGATCCATTTATTTGCGTTGCGTTTATACCGCCAACAGTTACTGCATTAGAAATAACAATGGCCTCACCGCCTTGAAAGCCGTGATTAATATGCGTAACTTCAATAGTTGCGCTGCCATTAGTAGTTCTTAATGGGTTTGCTACACTTAGTCTTACGTCTAAGTTTCCATACACATTGCCAGTGGCTTGCGTAGAAGACTGAACGCTGGTGATTATTATTTCATCTCCATGGTATCTTATAATTGTACCAACATGCTTTGAGTCTAAATAATCACCACCTGTTTGTGAGCCTGTGGTATCAAAGTAAGCAGCGCTTGTTGTAAGCGTAATTCCATTCCCGCTAGTAGCGCTAGGATCAAGCGTAACACCGCTATCTTGAAACGTAGAGTAAGGCTGAAAAGTAACTTTGTTATCCGCTCTTTGACTAAACGAAAACACACTAACCTCAAAGTCAAACTGACCGCTTTGAGTAGTGCTTGCTTTTCTTGTTAGGATTCTAGGCGCAAATTTATTATGGCAAATAATAACAATGTCGCCGTATCTGGTAATGTTGTACTCATGCAGATCATCTTCATCAAACGGAAGCGCATCGCCATCAACGTCTTGAGTAAGTATCTGAGCGCCAAGTGTGTTTGTAGTAAATGGAAATGCTATATAGCCATGCCCAATCCCAATAACATACCTATTAGTATCATCGCTTAAACTATTAGAAACAGTAACAGGCTCACCAGTTACCCAAGAAAAAAGCCTAATCTTTTTATCAATTGCAGCGCCAGTAACAAAATTTGCTCTTGCCCCATACTTAAAGCCGTGCCTTCTCTTAGCGCCGCCCTCAGGAAGAACAATCATATTCTGTAGGCTTTGAGCAGACGCAGAGTAAACAGCAGAATCAGTCCTCATTAAAAGAGAATCACTGATTTCACCATACTGAAAGCTGTTAATGGGTACTCTGACTTTCTGCATTAACTTCGCCTTTCAGCAATAAACCTCGATGTGTTTAGCTTTTTAGTTGTTTGCTGTTGTGAATCCAGTCTTCTAGCTCTCATCATATGGAACTGCGCTCGCTCATCCATCATCTGAGCAAGCTGTGAATCCCTAGCAACAGAAACAGCAAGTATCCCAGCCATCATATATTCTACTGCAATAGTAAAGAACGGAGGCCAGTCAGCTTCACTAGCCCTAAATGTATGATCGCAGATTAAAGTGTCTGTAACGACTGCATCGCAGTAAGCCATGTCAGCATAAATATCGTACTTAATTGGATACTCATTAACAGTTATAGCATGAACCATTAATGATGTGGACGGTATTTGATAAGCTGCATCCCAGCGTCCATCAGGAACAGCAGCAAGTCGCACCAGTGTGCTTTGAGTAGTAGCAAAACCCCAGCGCATACTGGTGAGCGCAGCAGTAGCTGTATCTTCATACATAGCATCTACGACAGCAGACTCAGCAGTGCCATCCGTAAATGATTGAATCTCGTTGCCCCCCATAAGAACAGAAGCACGAGAACATACTTTAATAGAAGTGTTAGCTACATCAGGCATAAGTAAAGTTGGGGGCCGAAGCCCCCATCCCTATTAGTCAGTATCAGTCGCAGTGACTGTCAAACCATCGGTTACGTCGATAGCAGACGCAGATACGTCTTTCGCATAAACGATTGACATAACTGGTGTGCCACCTGTTGAAGTTACTGCAATGATTGGATCAAGAGAACGAATCATCCCAATCGCATCATTAAAGTAACCAGCAGTGTTTACTGTCGCAATGGTGTCAGCAGTTGTGTAGTGCCACATGTTGACTCCAGAACCGCCACCAATACGAGTTAGATTTGCTGCATTATAAGCCATGTCTATACTCCTTAGTTGTTGTCTAGAAGTTCATAAACACCATCGTCATCAATAACGACAGCACCCATAGACATCATAGATGTTGTTAGGTGTGAGACTTTTTCTGCAATGTAGTTGACCTCAGTCTGAACATCAGCATTGATGCCCAAGCCAACAGCAGATGTGTGGTACGCAAAGTTCTTACCACCAGCAACAGCAGACGTTGAGAAAATCTTGAAGCCCAAGAACTCTTTCATTGTCATG